AAGCACAAAAGAGTGCTTGTGAGGATTCAGCTAAATCTGTTGGGCTTGCCATTTTATCGTATAATTTGAATATATTTACCTGAAGTCCAGATTTCTAATTCTGTCCTCAATCGACCCTCAGATTTAAGGGTTTCGTATCTATTTATAGCTTTGGTCCGCCACCAATCAATTACACTACTCAGTTCATGTTTGTCGTAATTTTCACCAGGTAAAAGTTTATCGGTTTTACAATTCATGTAATCTACTGTATTCTTAAATCCATAATCAGAAATATAATATCGTTTCTTTTCTGTCAACTTTTTAGCGTTCTCAATCGTTATATTGAAAGCATCACCTTCGGTTGTTCCTTTTAATGCTGCTTTGGTCAGAGCAATAATCTTGGTGAATGTTCTGAGTTTTCTACTTGTCGTTGAAGTATCTCCACCCAACAAATCTCCAGTAATATTCTCCACATAGTTTTTCAAATCTGTATATCTTTGGCCGTGCATCATCGGTACAATATCTGATTCTGTTAGACCTTTAAAACGAATGTAAGGTTTCATACCATCATATTGTGATACTGACTTGGTGCTGCCATATAAACTGGTAGTTTCAAATAAGCAGATATTCATATCATATTTTTTATTACAGATTTCTCTTACTGTATGACTGGTACAAATGGCAGATAGAAGTTTACCACCCAAGTAATTAAAACCAAATGGTTGAGATGGTACAATTACGAAACCCATAACACAAGCTGTATTGAACCGCTTGGCAGTATCTTCATTTTGAATCCAAACTTGTCCTAGGTAGTCGTTACGAGGTTTCATATAGATGACTGGTGAACCCAAACGAATGAATCCTAGAATCTTTCCTGAGTTCTTCTCTCTGACTGCCAATTGTATATTCTTACCAACTGGTGACTTATTGATGTGGGAACTGGTAATGGCAAGTAATGGCTCCCAAACATCGTTGGGTATTTCACATACTTCAATATCCATATCATTTGGGTGCATTGTGAAATCTGAGAACAAATCATCTTCAATTGGAAATAAAGAAGATGGCATATCAGCTACATTCTTTAGTTTCTCATCACGCATGTATTCTTCGGTACTTCCAATGTTACTAAAGTAATCATGAAAGGCCTTGGCACAATACAAACCATTTTCTCTGGAAATTATCATACTTTAAATCCACTAAATGATTTCTTTTGTTTTTCTTCTCTTGTACCAAATGTGTTTAGTGGTTTATCATGGCCAGCATCAGCAATACCCATCTGTGCAGCCTGTTCAACATCATATAGTTTCATTTTGGATCTATCAACGCCAAGAGTAAATCGTTTATGAAATGTTGGATCATTATAACGATTCTTTAATTGTTTGACCATGATTTGGCCAAGTTCTTCCAGTTCTTCAGAAGAAATCAAAGCAAACATCAAATCTGCGGTGGCGGGAAGTCCGAACGATTCACTCGTATCCTCAAGGCCCGGATCACTGGAAGTAAATCCTGAACGGGTAGTTTGTGTAGCAGATACAATAGGAACATTATACTCAACAGCAAGGCCTCGTAGTTCTTCTGCAATTGCTTTAACGTAGGTGTAGGAATTAATATTCGCACCAGCCTTAATACGAGCAGAACAACAAATATTAAGATAGTCAACGAATATAATGTCAGGTATAAAAGACCTCTTGAGATTAAGTTCATTTAATAGTGTCCTAAAATGAATAGTTGATGCTGAGGCAGTTGGATATTCTTTGATAATTAATTTGCCTGTGGTCTTTTCACGAACCCGTGTGACCTTTTTATCATACAAATCTTTTGGTAATTCCATCAAATCATCAATAGTAACATTCAATAGATTGGCATCAATTCTTTCTGCAATCTTTTCTTCACTCATTTCCAAAGTGATGTAAAGAACATTTTTACCCTGAACCATACACGAAGCAGCCACATGACACATAAAAAGAGATTTACCAACACCAGTCCCCGCCAAAGCAATGTTAAGTGTCTTAGCTGGTAAACCACCTTTGGTGATTTTGTTGAAATAGTCGAGGTCGAAAGGGATTCTTTCTTCTTTTCTGTGGTAAAATTCATATCGAGCATCTGAGTCCTGTAAGTAATCATGGCCAACGGAGTTATCAAAGCTTACTGCTAAAGCATCCGATAATATTTTGGGAATCTGACCTTTGTCGTGAGTTTTATCTTTGCCATCGAGAATCGAAATAGACCCCAATACTGCGTTGTAGATAGCTTTCTCTTGGCAGAATTGTTCGGTTTTGTCAACAAGCCATTGAACCTCGGTTTCTGTTGATTTAATTTTCTCAATCTCTGATAGATAGTCCTCGCATCTCTGAACTTCATCAGCTGTGAGATTTCTCTTTTCTTTGACGGCAATACTAAGTGCTTCAATCGTTGCCGTGTTATTGTAAGTCTCCGTGAATGATGTAATTTCATTAAATAAAGTTCTCTCTACACTATCACTAAAATACTCTGTCTTTAAAAATGGTAAAACTTTCCGAAGAAAGTCCTCATTATAAATCAGGTTCTTTAATATCGTCTGTTCCAGTTTCATCCACTATTTCCTGCTCAATATTGTTTGACATTAATTCTACAAGTAAATCACCAAGATAATTTTTAAAGTCTGTATCTTTTTCCAGCTTTCTTGGCTTATCAACTACTGATTCTATCACATCATAAGCAAAAAGTAAATACATTTGTTCATTTTCTTCTTTGAACTTTACCTTACCATATTTAAATACGGTATCTTTGTATTTACCATCAAGTAATCTAATGTGAACACTGGTACTATCATCTTTGGGGTAAATAAAACAATAATCTATACCTTCAGTCATAATGTGAATTCCTGGCATCAAATTTAAATACATAATTTATTGAATTTAAAAATTTTATTTTCATAAGTTAAACATTATCTATTTGATTTATTATTGCATCAATAAATTCTTTCATTGTTTTTGGTAAAAATTTATCATCAAATTGTATGCTGTATTCACTTTCAACCTTAATTAATAAATTAACAGTTGACAATGAATCTATACCTAAATCTTTAATATAATTTTCTTCTTGAAAGTTTGATTCAAATCCTTGGCTTTGTAAAAGATTTTTTAAATAATTTTTAATTTCTTCTCTATCGTTTTTCATTAAGATTTACCTCACTCATCATTCACCTTTTGTTTCTGTCGTTTCTCTTGTATTGTATCTTCTTTCCAAATCTTTCTTGGATTACCACAAAAGACACAGTTTTTATTACCACAACTAAACAAAGAACATTTTAGATACCGATGTGGTTGCTTCATCACATCTGTCCAGTTATAAGCCTTTGCTAATTTGATTTTGTTTTCAATTGTAGTTTTTTTCTGATGTATTCTTTTGCTATGTTTTACTTTAGCATCTTCATTACTCATCATCAGCACCATTTATAGTTTCAACTTCAAATGTTTTTTCAATATCTCCTTGCATAATATTACCAGAGGCAATTTGATATTTGTTTTTAATAAAATCTTGAAAGGATTTTTGTTTTAAAATTGGTAACCAAAACTCTTTGGTGTCTGTGTCTTTGATTCGATATTTTTTATCAGCAATCTCACCTGTATCTATATTTACTTGGCTATACCAACCATTGGAAGGTTTAACCACATGGCCGGATTCAATTGCAATATCAAGTAAACCACTCCACTTACTAATGCCACCATCAAAAGATACAGTAACGGGAATTTTAGATTTTTCTCGAACATATCTACTCTTTTCCACATTGATAATGAAGTTATAACCAATAACCTCAGTACCTTCTTTTTCTTGTTGGCGACCAATAATAAAAATATTGTCAGCCGAATAATATGAACCTGTACCGCCACCAACAATGTCTTTAGGGAACATACCGATTTCTTTATAGGTATGATTAACAACAATCATTGGTACATCTTTCATTGTGAGATGCGGTGTCACCATACGGAATAAAGATTTAACTTGCTTGGCACGGGACATATCAGCAACTGATTTACCTTCAAGTGCATCTTCAACTTCTTTCTTAGACGCTAGATTACCAATAGAATCAATTACGATAATCAAATGGTCGGTACGCTCAAGTGAGGCCAATTGTTGCATGATATCAAACTTTAATTGTTCAATATCAGTAAGAGGTGTATGAAGAACTCGGTCGGTATCAATACCAAAGCTATCAAAATAAGACTGAGGAGTGCCAAACTCAGAATCGTAAAATAGTAACGCTGCATCATCATATTTGTCCATGTAAGATTTTGCCATCAATAATGAAAAAGCAGTCTTAAAATGTTTTGATGGCCCAGCCCACATTGTAAGACCTGGTGTTAAACCACCATCTAATTTACCAGACAACGCCACATTAATAATTGGAATTGCCGTAGGTATCATATCCTTATCAATAAAGAACTTTGATTTAGAGAGAATTGCTGATTCTTTAATACTACTGTTCTTTTTAATCTTGTCAAGTATACTCATATTCATCCTTTAAAAATTTCCACCATCTAATCCATCATCTTTTTTTTCTTTGAAAGCCAACTCAGCGGATTCATCATATTTACTTATGCGATCCGCCTGACGCCTTGGAAAGCCCCTCTTTTTAGTTGTAGTCGCCACATCCTCCTCGATTGTAACCAAGTTTTCTTTGGGAATTTCCACCGTATTATTCGCCGATTCTTTAACTGCTTGAATGGTTTTTCTCCCACGCTTAATAGGCTTAGGTACCGAAACGGGAATT